TCCAAGAGTAAGAGTAGGTGTAAGTGGCACAATAAGAACAAGTGGATATTATGTTGAGGCTTTTAGATCATATTATTCAGGTGGAACAGGCAGAGGTTCAAGAACAGATTCTATATTTTCACCTGAAGGTGGGGTAGAGCATAGTGTTCATGGTGAAGCATTATGTGAAATAGTTTTAAATAATTTACCTGATGCTAATTTTAAATCTGCAGCGATAGGAAAGTATGCCTTAATGGATGGTGATGCTAGTGCCACAAACCAAGTCAATCAAGGTACTTCAGGTGGTATTTATGGAACAGCAGAAGCTAATGATACAATAAATGTTTATTTTGGAGGTGGAAATATTTTAAAAGGTACTTTCACACTTTATGGAAGAAAATAGGAGGCACAATATATGAAAAAAATTGTAAATAATGTAGAAATAGATATGACTGAAGATGAAATTGCAGAAAAAGAAACTGAAAATGTTCAAGGTTTAGCAGAAATTGAAGCACAAAAAGAAGAATTACAAAAAGAAGCAACAAAAAAAGCATCAGGCAAACAAAAATTAAAAGATTTAGGTCTTGATGATGACGAAATAAAAGCATTGATGGGAGCATAACATGGCTCTTAACTTTGCTAACAACAACTCCTTATCAGCAATAACATCTTTACCAGCTTCTATAAGTGGTGGTGCATTAACATTATTAGAAACTCAAACTGCATCTAGTTCAGCTACAATAAGTTTTACTTCAGGGATAGACTCTACTTATAAAGAGTATATTTTTAAATTTATTGATATTCACCCAGCAACAGATGGTGCTAGTCTTACCTTTAATGGAAGTTCTGATTCTGGTAGTAATTATAATGTGACGAAAACTACAAGTGTTTTTAGAGCATATCATCAACAAGATGGTGGGGGAAGTGCATTAGGTTATAGAACAAGTGATGATTTAGCACAATCTACAAGTTTTCAAATTTTAAATTTTGAAATAGACAATGACGCTGATAGTTGTGGAGTTGGAACCTTGCATTTGTTTAACCCATCGGACACGACTTTTGTTAAACATTTTATTCACACAGGAAACTCTGTGCAATCTACATATACAAGAAATGATTTTGTAGCTGGTTATTTTAACACAACATCTGTAATAGATGCCATTCAATTTAAAATGTCTAGTGGCAACATAGACTCAGGAACGATAAAATTATATGGAGTTACCTAATGTCTTTTGGTTTAGTAAAACACAACAATAATTCTATATCAGCTATAACAAGTGCTGGACAATTAGCACAAGGTAAAATGACTTTAATAAAAGAACAAACTGCAAGTTCGAGTGCTTCAATATCATTTGTTCATGGTTCATCTTCAGTTGTTTTTGATAGCACATATCCAATTTATTTATTTAAATTTATAAATACACACCCATCTGCAAATGGAAATCAATTTCAATTTAATATGACAACTGATGGCACAAACTATAATGTTACGAAAACATCAACACAATTTTATTCAGTTCATAAAGAAGATGATAGTGCCGCAAATTTAGCTTATGGTACAAGTTATGATCTTGCACAATCTACAGGATTTCAAGCATTAACAGATAGTACGAGTAATGATGATGATGGTTCTACATCAGGCGAACTTTTTATTTTTTCACCATCTGATACAACTTTCGTCAAACATTTTATCGCTACTACAAATTCTTTATTTTCTGGTGGTACTTACACTTGGCAAGAATTTACTGCTGGTTATGGAAACACGCAATCTGCTGTTACAGGAGTTCAATTTAAGTATAGTTCAGGCAACATAGATGCTGGTACAATAAAACTTTATGGAATAAAAGGAAGCTAATGAGTATTGTAAAATTAAATAACAGATCAGTAAAAGACATAACAGCTTTTGGTTCAATATCTTCTCTTGGAAGTCTTACACATATTGCAACACAAACAGCATCATCATCTGCAAGTTTAAGTTTCACATCAGGGATTGATAGTACCTATAAGGAATATATTTTCTATTTTGTAAATATACACACAGGAACTGCTGGATCAGATTTTGGTTTTCAAGGAGATACAGGAACAAATACTAATTATAACCAAACAATTACATCAACATTTTTTAGAGCCGCACATAATGAAGCTGATAGCACAACAGCTTTAGGTTATGATACAGGGTTTGATCAAGCACAAGGAACTAGTATTCAACCTATAGCAACAAATATGGGAGATGATAACGATATGAGTGGTTCAGGTATTTTACATCTGTTTGAACCAAGCAACACCACTTTTGTTAAGCATTTTATTGCTACTTCAAATGTTTATCAAGAAAGTGTATTTAATAATAATCAATACATAGCTGGATATTTTAACACTACATCAGCAATTACAAGAATACAATTTAAAATGAGTTCAGGAAATATAGATAGTGGACAGATATTGCTATTTGGTTTAAATTAAAATATAAGGAGAAGATTATGCCAAGATATAAATTAGTAAATGGAGAACGAATACAGCTAACTGCTGAAGAAGAAGCACAAAGAGATCAGGAAGAAGCTGATTGGAACGCTGGTGCGTTTGATAGAGCTATGGCTAACTTACGACAAAATAGAAATAGTAAATTAGCAGAAACAGATTTTTATGCTTTATCTGATGTAACAATGTCAGAAGATATGACTACATATCGTCAAAATTTAAGAGATATTACTAATGGACTTTCTACTATTGAAGATGTAAATAATATTACATGGCCAACAAAACCATAATTGAATTAGAAAGGTTTTATGATATACAAAGGTTTGGCAGGTGAGTTTTACCACCAAACCACCAAACTCACTTGCCTTATTATGCTTTTATCCTTAACAAGTTGCTCAAAATCATTTCAACCAAACCCATATTCTAGTTTCATAAGATTATTAATTGATTCACAATGAATAAAAATGTACTAATTGCTATACCTAGCTTTGATCAAAAAATACATCTTCAAACAATTTCATCTATAATAAATGTGAGGGATACATTATTTCAAGCAAAAATAGGCTGTGGAATGATGTGGTTGAGAGATAGCTTGATTACAAGAGCAAGAAACAAATTAGTAAAATCTTTTTTAGAACAAAAAGAATATACACATATTTTTTTTATAGATGCTGACATAATATTTGAACCACAACAATTTATAAGAGTTTTACTATTTGATAAACCTATAACAACAGCTCCATATCCAATAAAACATGAGTTACCTATTGAAAAGGGTGATGCTAGTTTTGGATGGTGTATGAATTTTCCATTAGGTAAATATGACTTATCAGATAATGACAAAGGTTTTAAAAAAGTAAATTATGCAGGTACAGGTTTTATGTGTATTGAAAGAAAAGTTTTTGAAACAATCAAGAATAAATATCCTCAAATAAAATATAAAACAGATGTAAGAGCTAATATAGATGATAAAAGAGAAACACAGGATGTTATGGGTAATGAAGAATATGCTTTTTTTGATTGTGGTATTCAAGGCAAAGGTGTTTTAGAAGATAAAGAAAATACACAAAGATATTTAAGTGAAGATTATTATTTTTGTGCATTGTGGAATCAATGTGGTGGTGAAATTTGGAGTGATCTTACAAGTACATTAAAACATATAGGTATTAAAAATTATGAAAGACCACAGATAATGAGAATCAAAGATGACAGTTGAGTTTGGTATAATAGCATTTTTTCTTAATTTTTTAGTAATAGGGGTAGCAGGGATTATAATTTGGTTTATTATAAATAATTATGTCCTTAAAAAAAAAGATGACTGATGAAAGTATTTGGGAAAATATATTGCCACAATTAAGACAAATTGGTGGAAAACACTATAAAAATTTTAAAATTCAACCATTTGAGTTCATTTCAAAAAATAATCTTTCGTTCTATCAGGGAGTTGTGATAAAATATGTGGTCAGGTATTTAGAAAAGGGAGGGATAGAAGATTTAGAAAAAATCATCCATTATACACAACTTGAAATACACAAGTTAAAAGATGATGAAGTCAAAGTCTTCC